TAGTTGGCACTGCAACCCTTGTCGTTACTGGCACATGGCCCAATCAGACGCTGACTGCTGTTGGTAGCGGGTTTGGAGATGTGGCCGGACCAGCATCTTCTACTGACAATGCAATCACAAGGTTTGATAGTACAACTGGAAAAATTGTACAGAATAGCTTGGTAACTGTTGCTGATGATGGTGCAATCACAGCACCTCAAGTCGGATCGGTGATTCCTTTCTACTATGCCAACCAAGCGGCATTTCCATCTGCGGCTACTTATCATGGCGCATTGGCTCACAGTCACTCTGATGGAGCAATGTATTTTGCTCACAGTAGCGTTTGGTATAGGCTACTTGATGCAAGTACGGCAGTAACTGCTGCACAAGGCGGTACAGGGGTAGCAAACAACGCTGCCATGACAGTCACAGGCTCTGGCAACTTTGCGTACACAAGGACTCTGACAGGCACAACCAATGTCACATTCCCAACAACGGGAACATTGTCTACTTTGGCGGGTTCAGAAACCCTAACCAACAAAACAATAGCTTTTGGTAGCAACACCTTGTCTGATGTTGCAAGTCTGTCTACAGCACAGACCTTTACAAGCACAAAAACATTTGCTGGCTCATCTTCAGTGCTTGCAGAAGTTCTTAGTAACGCAGCCGAAGTTGCAACAGTATCAGCAACAGCGGCTACTGGCACGATTAACTACGACATCACTACGCAGTCTGTGCAGTACTACACAAGTAACGCTTCAGCGAACTGGACTGTTAACTTCAGAGCCTCATCAGGTACATCTTTGAATACTGCTATGTCTACGGGTCAGTCTGTGACTGTGGCTTTCTTGGTTACTCAAGGTTCTACTGCTTACTACAACAACGTGGTACAGGTAGACGGCACAACTGTGACCCCTAAGTATCAGGGCGGTACAGCGTATGCAGCGGGTAATGCAAGTTCAGTTGATGTCTATATGTACACCATCGTCAAGACGGGCAGTGCGGCATTTACTGTGTTTACTTCACAGACTAAGTTTGCTTAAAGGAAGACCATGCCATTAGTTGAAACAAGGGGTGCGGCATCGGCTCAAGGCTTTGGTGAGTTTGCACAATCCGCTGTCCCTAACTACATTGAGGATGTGTTTTCTTGCTTTTTATTTACGGGCACAGAAACAGCACGATCTATTACAAACGATATTGACTTATCTACCAAAGGTGGTTTAGTTTGGATTAAAGGTAGAAATGCAAGCTATGACAACAATATTATTGACACCGCTACTGGAAGCGGATTACGATTACGAACAAACTCGGCTGTACTTCAAGCTGCTGCTGCCACAGGGGTAACTTCATTTAATGCAAATGGATTTTCATTAGGCACTTCTCCTGAAATGAATGGTAACACTGTGCCATACGTTTCATGGACTTTCAGAAAACAGCCAAAATTCTTTGATATTCAAACGTGGACAGGCTCAGGGGCAAACCGCACTATTGCCCATTCACTTGGCTCAGTACCAGCAAGTATTTGGGTGAAGCGCACCGATACAACGGGCGATTGGCAGGTTTACCATCGTTCATTAGCAAACACAGAATATCTTGTTTTAAACACCACAGCCGCTAAAGCAACAGGTGCGACTCGTTGGAACTCTACAACCCCCACATCCTCAGTTTTTAGCCTTGGCACTGATGCAACTGTTAACGCATCTGGTGGCACATACGTGGCGTACATCTTCGCACATGACGCAGGAGGCTTTGGCCTGACGGGTACGGACAATGTGATTTCGTGTGGATCGTTTACTACTGATGGTAGTGGTAACGGGTCGTTTCAAAATCTAGGGTATGAGCCGCAGTTTGTAATACAAAAAGTAGCGAGTCCGGGAACTGGTGGCTGGTATATTACTGACAATATGCGGGGGATGAGTAAGACAAATACGCAACTCTTACAAGCAAATACTTCAGGTGCTGAAGCTACAGAGGCAACTGAATTTGTTTCGTTGGCGGCCAATGGCTTTACCCCAATCAACAACTTAATGCCAGCCAATAGCACTTGCATCTACATAGCCATACGTAGAGGCCCAATGAAAGTGCCTACTACGGGTACGAGTGTGTTTAGTCCATTGGCTCGTACAGGTACAAATGCTGCCGCCACAATTACTGGCATTGGATTTCCTCCTGATTTGGTAATTGGTAAAGTTCGTGACGCTACATATAGACCAGCGTTTATGGACAGGCTTCTTGGGAATGGCATGGCATTGCAAAGTTCGGGTGATTACCCCGAAACCGCTACTACAGTGGCTATCACAGCTTTTGGTCAAGATGGCGTTTCTGTAGGGGCAGATTACGACATTGCCATTATGAATTACTTAACCAATCTGTATGCTTCTTGGTTTTTCAGACGAGCCCCATCCGTGTTTGATATCGTTTTTTATACTGGGACGGGTTCTGCAACCACGTTTAGCCATAACTTACAGGCAGTGCCTGAGTTAATGATTTTGAAACGCAGAGATACTTCAGCAGCATGGGACAGTTATTCTTCTGCACTTGCCAATACAGAGTATGTTGTTTTAAATACAACTGCGGCTAAAGCAACGGGTGCAACAAGATGGAATAGCACAACACCAACATCTTCTGTTTTTAGTGTAGGTACAAGCACAACAACAAATGCCAGTGCTGGAACTTATGTCGCTTACCTATTTGCAACTTGTGCTGGTGTTTCTAAAGTAGGCTCATATACAGGCACAGGCACAACTCTGCAAATTAACTGTGGCTTTACAGGAGGAGCAAGGTTTGTCCTCATCAAGCGTACAGACTCAACTGGTGATTGGTATGTGTGGGATTCTGCTCGTGGAATCGTAAGTGGCAATGACCCTTTCTTGCTCTTGAACAGCACAGCCGCAGAAGTAACAAACACCGACTACATTGACACCTACAGCGCAGGGTTTGAGATTAGTTCATCTGCGCCAGCCGCTATCAATGCTTCAGCAGGAACATTCTTGTTTCTTGCGATTGCCTAGACTTAAAGGAAACAATCATGCAAATACGAACAAATGACGGGCAAGTCATGTACGAAAGTGAATTTCGTGCATACACAAAAGCCAATGGTGGCCCATCATGGGACATAACAACAACTGAAGTCTTAGAGGCTTTGGGTGCTGATGTAGTCTTTGAAGGCGCACAAGCATCAGGCGGTACTGTTTACCAATACTCTCAAGCCTCTGGTATTGAGCAAGTAGATGGTAAGTGGTACACCAAATATATCCTTGGCCCTGTGTTTACCGATACACCCGCCACAGACGAAACCCCTGCTAAGACTGCGGCTGAGAATGAAGCGGCTTACAAGGCTTCTAAAGATGCTGAACAGGCTAAGAGTGTTCGTGCTTCTAGGGACACTAAGTTGTCTGAGACTGATTGGAGATTTCGTAGCGATATGACTCCATCACAAGCATGGAAAGACTACTGCCAAGCATTGAGAGATGTGCCTACTCAGGAAGGCTTCCCTTGGACTATTACTTGGCCTGATGCACCATGACAAACGAGGCTGTTATCACAAAGGCAGCATCAGCAGCCACTTATGGCGGCTCTGGTGTAGCGGTTATCTTTGGTTTAACAGCCAATGAGTTTGCTGCTGTCTCTGGTGTTGTAATTGCTTTAATTGGCTTATTTGTAAACATTTACTTTAAGCACCAACATTTAAAGATTGCAAAAGCATCAGCCAAATCTGACGAGCAAGAAAAATGAAAGATTGGACTGTAGCTGTTACTAGCGCAGTCTTATTTTGCATTACTGTTGTTTGGTGTTTTTACATCATTGTGTGGGCTATGTCGTGAAATGGCTACTGGTGCTTTCAATGTTGTTTACATTGGTGGCATCTAGTAAAGATAAAACCGAATATCGTTGTGTCAGGTGGGCATGGACAGGCGATGTTTACAATCGAAAAGTAGTATGCCTTGAGTGGCAAAAAGTAGATAAAAAATGATTCCCATAGACCCAATCACAGCCCTAGCAGGGATACAGTCAGCAATCAGCATGGTCAAGAAGGCAGCAGGTGTTGCCAATGACCTAAGTTCACTTGCGCCTATGATTGGTAAGCTATTTGACGCTAAGTCTGTAGCTACAAAAGCGATGCTTCAAGCCAAGCAGTCTGGTAAAGGCTCAAATATGGGTACTGCCCTCCAGATTGAGATGGCACTAGACCAAGCTAAAGTCTTTGAAGAAGAACTAAAAATGCTCTTTATGCAGACAGGAAAGATTGATGTTTGGCAAAAGATTAAAGCTAGACAAGCTGAGATGGACTTGGCTGATGCCAAAGAGATCAGCGCATTAAAAGCAGCAGACAAGAAAGCCAAAGAGAAAGAGCAAGAACAACTAGAGATTGGTTTGGCAGTAGGTGCGGTGTTTTTTGTCTTGTTTCTAGTGTTTGTTGGCGTAAATGAAATGATGGATTTCTGCGCCACTACTAGAAGGTGTGGTCGGTGAATGAGTATCAGAAGACCTTTGACCTATGCCTCAAGATATTTGTCTATGGGGTAGTTGCTTTGTGGTTTCTTGGTTTCTTGAAGTTCTTACCTGACGATTTGTCAGACAAAATTGTTAATTTACTACTTGGAAAGATTGGACTGTAATGCTATCTCTATTTTCTACACTTGGTGGTTTGTTAATTTCTGGACTACCCAAACTTCTTGATTACTTCCAAAATAAAGCAGACCAAGCGCATGAGTTAAAACTTGCACAGGTTCAAACTGAGCGTGAACTACAACTAGCGGCACAGG